CTCTTTTTCCTCTTAGTAGATTGTTTATTTCTGGCTGATAGTTGAAGCGTATAGCAACTTCAACAGCTGTCTCGGTTGTATTTGGATTGTCAATGTAATATTGAACAATCTGTTTAGAGATTGAAATCATAGGCTTGGTTAGAGTATATACCCTATGGTTAACAAAGCTATAACAATTAATCCACCGTTCAAAACGTTTTTAAGCATTTTAATTGTTTCTGACTGAGTTTTAAGCTTAGTATCTAAGCAAACTATCTCTACTTTAGCGGTATCTAAAGCCAATATAAGTTTAGGAATAATAGAATCTTTATATAAAGATAACTGTATACTGTCAGTCTTAACTATCTTTTTAAGACTAACTACTCTCTCTCTTGCTTGAATTCCCTTAAGGAACTCATCATTCAACTCCTTTAGCGGTAAGCTGTCTAGAGATTGAGAGTAGATATTTTGTGCCGTTAATGTCAGGCATAGTGTCAATAGCAATTTGAATGGTGTCATACTTTAGTTTGATTTTTTCGTAAGTTCTGTACTCTTCATGTTTAACATACTCTAAGGAGTCTATCTTTTTGAAGTAAATATCATTTGCTTTATCTATAGAATCAATAAAAGAGAGTACTTTATTAGTGTCTCTCTCTTGAACATACTCATATTTAAATAATAAGTATGCAATTACTACAATAAAAAGAATATTAAGTTTTAGGCTTAGGTCCTTCATCTTGGTGGTTGAATTTATGTTGATCTATCTTTTCTAGTAACTCAGATAGTACACTGTTATTTATTACTCCTACTGTGTGTGCATTCTTAAGTGCACTTATTAGTTGGAATATAATAAAGGGAGCACATAAAGTCTCGCTTAACCAGAATGTACCATCAAATCCCTTCTCAATCATTAAAACTCCTGTGAGTATAACTATCCAAGAAACAAAATTCTGAAGCACCTTAAGAGCTTTTCTAGTTTGGAAACCTGTTTTCTTAGTTCCTGCCCAAATACCAAAGAAGCCATCTATAAAAATAGCAGCAACTACAGCTAGGTATTGTTCAGCATTATCTGCAGTCAAATGTAAAAAGTACGTTCCTAAGAACGCACATAGTGTAGATGTACTGAGTAATATCAAACTAGTTTTCATTATTAAGAGTTATATGCAACTACAGATCCTGAAGTAAGTGTAATAGAAGAGATAGTTGTTCCAGCAGGTACAGTAATCTTAGTTAAAGTTAACAAACTAACAGAAGCCAATCCTAAACTAGTCATCAAACTGTTACCGTTCTGATCTAGGATAGCACTAACTACAGCAGTAGCGTTAACTACAAAGTACTGAAAGCTTCCTGTTACAGGGCTAGTACCACTAATTACTTTAGAACCTTTTAAGCCTACATTGTCTCCAATGCAGCATACAATTGATTCAATGTGACGAAGCCTTCTGGCTTGTTCTTTGAGCAAATCATTATTTTCCATAATTTTATTATCGTTTCGACATTAAGTCCGACCTGAGTCCGAGTTATACAAATTTAGTTTAATTAAAAATAAAGTCAAGAAACTGAAGAGACTATTTTCTTCCAGTTTCTGAGTATATATCTATAAGAGAAGACGTACGTTCTTTTGACTCAGATCTTTCGTTTTGTAAAGATTCTATTTTTTCCAAAAGATTTTGTTTGGTATCTAGATCTTCTACGTAATCTAATTGTCTTTCTATAGATTTAATTTGTTTACCAATAGAGTTTACAGATCTTTTTTCTGACTTTAAATCAGCATCTAGACTGCTTATATACCATTTAGGATTATAATTTTCATACTTTCTAAATAAATATTCAGGATTTAAAAAATAGTTTATAGAAGCGTTTAATCCAAATAGTTTTTGAATACGTGCAGATATTTCCATATCTCCTTTAAGTGTAGGATCTGGTGGGTATCTCTTAGGATTAGAGATTTTTCCGCTTCTGCTTCTTGGTACATATTCATCAAAAGGATTTGCATCATCAAAAGGATTTAACATCTCTATTGTAAGTTTTACAGCATCAGTAGCTCCTGCAAAAGGAAGAAGAACGTTTCTATTAAGATAGTATTGAGCAAAGTTTTGTCCATCTACGTTATTTTGAAATCTAGAATAATAGATAGACAAAGGACTGAATACAGGATTTAAACTGTTTAATTCATCTTCAATCATTAATAAGTTGTAGAGTAAAAAGTATACAACATACATATCTTCTTCGTCCTCGTCATCATATCTTATACTATTTAGTATTGCAGAGACTGCCATAATAACAGCTAAAGCAAGCATATCTATTGCTGCACCTTCTGCTTCTCTTCTTTCTGCAGGAGTCATTAAGTTTCTAGTAGCAGGTAATGAAAAATTGCTTTGATACAAAAGCTTAAGTGCTTGTACTACAGTTACATAAAAACCTTGAAACTCCTCACCTGATCTTGGGTTAATAGTTCTACCTACTTTAAATCTTCGCATACCCTGGTAAGCAACCCATCCCTTCATGTTTCCTATAATTCTACCTAGAGTATAACGACTATACTCTCCTTTATCCATAGATCCATAAGCACCTTGAATAGCAGCATTGACGTGATTAAGTTTACCTCTGTAATACTGTTCTATTTTTTGAAATCCTTCTTGGTCTACAATAGTATCCTTAGGAACAAGAATTCCATCTTTAAAATCATAAGCTTCAAACAAAGGAACTCCTTCAGGTTTATCTGTTAGAGGAATTAAAAACTGTTGCGAAAGCGCTTCTGCTACTGCACTCCTCATTTCAAATTCACCAAAAGTTCTAAAAAATCCTAAGAAGTTAAAAGGATTATACTTACGATATTTACCTAATTTAGAAATAAATAGTTTACGTCCTGTTTCACTTAGTTGATCTTCAGGCATAACATTAAAGTATCTCATACGAGAGATATATTCAGAATCTCTACCATCTTCTACTTCTGACTGGAATAAGTCTGCTATGTGAACAGCATTTCTACCCATAGCTTTAAAAATTTCTTTACGGCTTAATCCATAAATACCTGCTTGTATAAACACGTTAGCAGATCCTGCCATAAAGTTTTTTACACTTGATGGAAGACGGTAAGCAAGAACAATAGGAGAGTTGGCAGACAATGCCATATCAAGTACTTTCTCTACTACTCTTCCTGCTTTATTATTTACTAAGAACTTACGACTCTTACCCTGTAACTTACGTTCAAACAAGTTATTAATCATCTTCTCAATCTTAGTACCAGGCAAAGACTCTTTTAATACATCCTGCATACCATAGATATAAGGCATTACCTCATACGCTTCTTTAAATCTAATCAAATCAGCTCCATACATTGCAATACTATTGAGTATGTTAATACTCATCTTATCAGCAGGAATAGGTTTATTATACTTTAAGTAAAGTTTCTTACTTACTTTTTGAATAATAGATCCTCCTTCTTGACTTCTTGCAGTCTCCTCATCGTCTTCAAAAGTAGCTTTGTCCCAAATTCCTTGGAAAGTGGCACCTATTTTAGACTTAAGAGTACCCATGTTAGTATTCTTTAGAGCTTTCTCTGCAGGATCCATAAGTACGCTAGGTAACTCTAAACCTTTCTTAAGATTCATAGGAGTACCTTTCTGTAGATCTAAGTAAACATCGGTTATTTTCTTAAGGATCTCTTTTTCTTTAGCGTCTAACTTATCATACTCTTTATTTCTATACTCAGTTTTATCAGTACGTAAAGGAACACGTTTACTATACTTTACATTTTTGATATCAGCCCTTACATACTTAGGGTTAACAGCAATAGTATTCCACCTAAAAGAAGGAGAAGTATCAGTAATCAAGTTTTTATCTGTAGGCTCTGTTGACATCCAGAAGTATAAAGGTTCATCAGATAAAGTCCATATTTGGTTATTTTCATCCCATACATTTACTTTTTTATGATTTTGTTTATACCAATCTGTTTTTCTAAGTTCCTTTGTAGCATCTATTTCTAACAAAGCATCGTCTGCTTGGTCTTGATAACGTAAACTATTTGTCGCAATCAAAGAAGTCTTGATTAAATTTAACTTACTTGTATACTCTCTAACATAGTCAGGAGTGTAGACTTTTTCCTGAATATCTCCAAAAGAAGAAAATAAATCTTTAAGATTGTCCGCATCTTCTTTAGACATATCTACATCTGTTTTGTAAGCAGTTTTAATCTTTTCTAT